GTCGAATTTTAAATCACTTTTGTATAACCATATATATGATATAGTCTGTGGCATAGAGTATTTAGGTATATGAAATATGGCCCGTGTAGCGCAGCGGCACCGCCAGGATTCGGTTATGGGAGCGGTTGCCCAGTTCCAGCGAAGGGAAGTAAGCATCCCGCCATCGATGGAAAAGGTGCTTGAACAAGACCCTGCACTGAAACAGATGTTTGCCGAGTACACGAGCTTACGCACCGCGGATAACTGGCGTGACGTGGAGTTATTCATGGTTTTCGATGCGGTTAAGTTGCGCCGGAAGCTGGATAACTTAGATCTACAGCTGGCAGTTGAGGCCGATGTATTGTCCGATGATAAGGGCAAGGGTGCGATCAATCCGCTTTGGACTCACTGGCAGAATCTGCACAAGCTGCATGACTCTAAGCTTAGGGCTTGTGGGATATTCGATGTTGCTCAGCAGGCCAGGACCAACGGTTCGATAGCGATTAAGGACATAGATCCAGACGATGACACAATCTGATCTGCTGTCCGATAAGATTATTGAGTTCATTACCCGCCATATCAAGGTGCCGGAAGGCGCCAAGGTTGGTGAGCCGATGGAGTTGGCTCCATTCCAGATTGAGTTCATTCGTGATGTCTATGACAACGAATCGAAGACTAGGCGAGCCATTCTCAGCATGGCTAGGAAGAACGGCAAAACAGCCCTAATCGCCGCTTTGTTGCTGGCTCATCTGTGTTCAACCGCATTACGCCGGCCAAACGCCAGCATTGTGTCTGCGGCCGCTACCCGGGATCAGGCGGCATTGGTGTTTGACCTTGCCGTTAAGATGATTCAGCTGAACCCGGCTCTGTCGACGCTCACACGCATCATACCGTCGAGTAAGACGATCATAGGGCTGAAGGCCAATACTACGTACAAAGCCCTGTCAGCGGACGCACAGAGCGCCCACGGGCTTTCTCCTGCCGTACTCATCTCAGATGAGGCTGGTCAGATCGTGGGCCCGTCGAATAAGTTCATCGACGCATTGATTACGTCCCAGGGCGCACATGAAAATCCGTTACAGATATTTATCAGCACTCAGGCCGCTAATGACGCTGATTTGCTGTCATCCCTGATTGACGATGCGATTAAGTCGGATGACCCGAAAACGGTTGTTCATATCTATCGGGCCGATGATGACTGCGATCTGATGGATCGAGAGCAGTGGAAGAAGGCCAATCCAGGTTTGGGGCTTTTCCGGTCGGAGGAAGATCTGGCTGAGCAGCTGCACCAGGCCAGCAGATTGCCGTCAATGGAGGCGATGAGCCGCAATTTGCTACTCAATTGCCGCATTTCGCTAGAGAGGCAGGCTTTTGCACCTAAGATTGTTGCGGATAATAACGGTGAATCTGATTGGGCTGTGTTCCGCAGTAACACTGTTTATGCGGGCCTGGACCTGTCCAAGGTCAATGACCTGACCGCTTGTGTGCTGGCGGCGGATGATGGTGAGCATATCCACCTGAAGACGCTTTCGTTCACGCCATTGGGCGGAATCAGGGAGCGGGCCAACCGGGATAGGGTTCCTTACGATGTTTGGGCCGATCAGGACATACTGTATGCGCCTCCCGGTGAGACGCTGGATTACGAGATGATTTGCGAGTGGCTTACGATGCTACTTGATGATCAGGGTGTTGAGGTGTCTGGCGTATATTTTGACCGCTGGAGGGCAAAGGAGTTCTTTAAGGCGGCTGATGAGAAAGGGTTTGCCACTCTGGCGCATCGAGAGGGTATTGGTCAGGGCTATCAGTCTATGTCTCCGCGGCTTGAGGCGTTTGAGACTGCCTTACTGCAGAAGCGCCTGAAGATGGATAATAACGCCGTGCTGAATATGGGTCTTGCTGCCGCCATTGCAGTGTCAGATCCTAGTGGCAATCGCAAGCTGTCCAAGCCAAAGGAGCACGGGCCGAAAATTGATGCGGTTGTTGCTGCACTGATGGCAGTTTACCCCTGTGTTCACAAGCCGGAAGAAATGGGTAGCGACCTAAGCTTCTGGGTTGCTTGACATACCCATATCTTGTGGTTATCTTCGGCCTATCCGGGCTAATACCACTACATGTAGAAGTATATATGTCAAGGGAAAGGCCAACAAAGCAGGTTCGTAAACCAGATCGAGGCAACGGTTCTGGGGCTAGTTCACGCCCAGTTAATACCGGTCGGGCCTGGTCTGATGGATTTGCAATGCCTTTGGCTTGAGGCCGATTTATATACCCAAGAAGCAGCAATTGATTGGGCAATAGAGCACGGGTTTACAGCAGACAACATTCGACAGCGTGAAGTCGAAGGTATCGTCACTCATCACATCATCGTTCAGTGGGAGCCTGACCAGGCTATCCCAGGGACATTTCGTTCTAACTACGAAGGCTGGCCGAAAGGCATTTCTGCCACATTTGCGGAGCGTGGATCTATGGATCAGGAAAGCACTAAAGCTTATTCAACCCTAACCATTAAGAAGCTTGATAACGGTAAAGATCATTTTACGATCACCGGCATCGCTTCTACGCCAACCCCTGACCGGGATGGTGACATTGTTGAGCCAAAGGGAGCCAAGTTCAATCTACCGTTCCCGCTGCTGGCGTCACACGATCACGATTTGCCCGTGGGCCAGGTAACCAAAGCTGAAGTTACGCCTGTCGGCATTGAGATTGAGGCAGAGCTGCCGAAAGACTCAGGTCTTGAGTATGTAGACCGTGCCATCAAGCAAGTTAAGGCCGGTCTTATCCGGGCATTTTCTATCGGCTTCCGGCCGTTGCAGTCAGAGCCACTTAAGTCTGGCGGCCGGCTTTTTAAGCAGATAGAGATCTTTGAGACATCATTAGTGGCCATCCCGGCTAATGCAGATGCTGGGATTGCGACCATTAAACAGTATTCATCCACACCCTTAGACTGTGACGAAGAGCTCTTCGACTATGAGTCTGAGCGTGAGGACAGAATGAAGCGCGCGGCCGTTGCGCTTAAGAAAGCAGATGCCTTCCTCTCTAGAGGCTAGGTGATTTTTACACACTAATATCAAGGAGACGATAATGTCTACCGCAGAAAAAATCGTAGCGGCCGAAGCAAAGGCCATTGAGTTGAAGGACGCTCTGACTGCAGAGTCGAAGTCCTACGAAGAAGGCAACGAAGAGTCAGCCGTTGTCATTGATGAGTTGATCGAAGGTATCGACGTTGCTGAAGCAGAGGTTAAGCGCCTCCGCGGCATCGAAGAGCGCCTGAAGACTAAGGCTGTTGCAGTAGAATCTACTCCTGTACAGGCTCCTGGTGTTCACACGATCAAGCGCATTGAGCCAGTTGATCGTTTGGTAATGAACGCTGCAGCGAAGTTTGAGTCAGTTATCACTGGCCGGCCTATTGATCAGGTTATCGATCGTTATGCTGGTGCTGATGACACTGTTAAGGCTGTTGCTTCTATCGTCAACAAGGGTGCAGCAGCTCCCGCGATGACGAATGTTGAGGGCTGGGCAGCTGAGCTCTGCAGAGAGTCAATTGCAGAATTCATGGAGCTCCTTCAGCCAGAGGCTATCCTGCCTAACATGGGTCTTACGCCTATTGATTTTGGCAACTCTGCCAGCATCAAGATTCCATACCGTGAGCAGTCGCCAAACTTGGCTGGTGCTTTCCGGGCGGAAGGCGCACCTATCCGCGTTGGACAAGCGGCATTGGGTAGCAAGACTCTGACACCTAAGACCATCGCTGTAATCTCAACCGCGTCAGAAGAGATCGTCCGTCGATCAACTCCTGCCATTATGGGTGAGTTCCGACGTTGGATCGTAGAAGATACTTCGGTTGCCCTTGATCAGGCATTCCTGAGTGCCTTCGCTGGTGATGATGTTACTCCTGCTGGATTGCAGGCGATTGCGGCTACTCCGCACATTGATGCTACTGGCAAGGATGCTATGACTGTCTTGGGCGAAGCTGTAGTCGCTCTGACGGCTAACAGCATGGGCCGACGTGCAGTATGGGTAATGTCAGAATCTAACCGTATGGCGCTTCTGTGGGCTACCAACGCTGTTGGTGCTCCTATGTTCCCAGAGCTTGCTCAGGGCACTTTGCGCGGCTACCCAGTTGTCTCTTCGGTCACTGCACCGAATGACAAGGTATGGTTGGTAGACACTGCGAACTTTGTATTGGCGATGGATCCGCCTGAGTTCATGGAGTCAACTGAAGCGACTGTCCACATGGAGCAGACACAAGCAGACGTATCGCCTATCGTTGATGGCACTGCAGCTGATCCCGTGCGTAGCTTCTATCAGACGTACACTCGCGGAATTCGCATGGTGCTCTTTACCGACTGGGCCGAATTGCGAAGTGGATCTGTTCAGCAGATCGACAACGTTGCATGGTAAAAATGAACGGCGGCCTTCGGGCCGCCTTTTCCGTTAGGAGGAATCATGATAGCTGGTGAAACACTGTGGGTTCATAAGCGAACCATAGAATTAAATGGCAAGACGGGTTTTCAGCAGGTTATGGAACCTGTTTATACCCAGCTTGTTGACGGTGATGCGGCTCAAGACCCAACTGGATTGAGCGCAAACAGCCTAGAGGTATTCGATTACTTCGCAGATCCTGTATCTGTTGCCCCAGGGCCTGACCCTGAGCCAGAGCCTGAGCCTGAGCCAGAGCCTGAGCCTGAGTAAGGAGAGATTATTGTGGCTAAAGTGATGTGGGTGTATAAGCGCACCGTTGAGCTTAAGGGGCAGACCGGATTTATTGAGGTTCCCGATGAGTTGGTTGACGCAGCCGTTAGTAAGGACTGCGCTGAAGACCCCAAAGGTAAAACGTCCTATGCGCTTAAGCGCCGGGATCTGTTTACCAAGCCCGTCTCATTGGCGGAGAAGAAGACACGCAAGAAGAAAGCAATCGATAGCGGCTCGTTAGAGAAGGGCGCTCCCATTCAAATGGACGTAGAGTCGGTAGATGAGCCTCAGGTCGAAGATTAAGTCATGGATGCCCTTCGGTGGTGCCGAGGGGAGTAACAGGGGGCCGTTCGCAGGGTATGGCGAGTACGGCACCAGGTTTCCCTTAGGTAGCATAGAAGACGGCTACCAGCGCAATCTGACGATGCCTAAATCGGATGGTAGAGAGATACCTACCGCTTACGCTTGTGTCATGGCTACTGCCAGAGCGGTAAGCCAGTGCCGGCCTGTACACAAAAGAATGGTCGGCAACGATGAGTGGCAGACAGTAACCACTAGTGCTGCCTCCCGTATTTTCCGCACCCCTAACTCATATGAAACTTGGTCACAGTTCATCATGAACTCAGTGGCCGGGCTTATGTTTGACGGTGAAGCGTTTGCCATGGCATCGCGTAACAACCGTGGTGAGATTGTTAGTCTAGATCGAGCGGACAGCAACTCCTGCTCGCCTTATGTTACGCCAGAGGAGAAGGAGCTTTTCTACGGTGTAGGCGGCAGCAACCCGTTTCTGAGCAATGAAGTAACTGTGTTGCTCCCTGCTAGAGATATTCTGCACTTGCGCACTCATTGCCCAAGGCACCCGTTAATTGGTGAGGGGCCATTGCGCAGTGCGGCATTAGCGGCCGGTGTTAACGTTGCGCTGTCTAACAGCCAGGCCCACTTCTTTTCGCAGATGAGCCGACCAAGCGGCATATTATCTACGGACAACGTATTGAACCGCGACCAGATTGAGAGCTTACGTGAGGCATGGACAAAGCAGTCTCAGCGTATTGCCCAGGGGCATGTGCCAGTTCTCAGTGGCGGGCTTAAGTTCTCTTCTATGCATGTGACATCGCAGGATGCGCAACTTATAGAAGCGCAGCGCATGTCGATTGAGGAGATCTGTAAGGTCTACGGTACGCCATTGCCGATCATCGGTGACATGAGTCACGCAACGCTGTCTAACGTTGAGCAGATGATCTCTCTGTGGCTCTCAGTGTCTCTGGGTAGCTTCCTGGAGAACCTTGAGCAATCGTTCACGAAGATTTTTGACCTACCGACTAATGAGCGAATAGATTTTGATACTCAGCCGTTGTTGCGTGCGGACTTTGAGGCAAGGATCACAGGCTTAACTGCGGCCATTCAAGGCGGTCTATACACAGTTAACGAGGCCCGTAAGAAGGAAGGACTGCACCCAGTTGCCAACGGCGAAGATCCCATCGTTCAGCAGCAGATGGTTCCGTTAGGCTATCAGCCACCAGAGCCCGTAGCCGCCGCGCCAGCACCCGCTGCCATAACTGAGCAGACAGAGGAGCGAGCGTTTAACGCACTGGACTTTAGGAAAGCATTGCGCAAATGAAAGATACCGACTTAGACATTTTAGCGGGCGAAATAAACGCATTCGTTACCGAGAAGACTGAACCGTTACAAAAGGGTTTGGCAGAAGTAGTAGAGCTTGTCGATGAGTTGATACAGCAACCTGCGCCCGTAGAGGGCAAGGATGGTGCTGATGGCGCTGTCGGGCCCAAGGGTGATCAGGGCGACCAAGGCGAGCAAGGATTGACCGGGGAGAAAGGAGAGCAAGGTGAGCAAGGACAAGAAGGCCAGCCGGGAGAAGCCGGCGAGCAAGGCGACCAAGGCGAAGTCGGCCCCCAAGGCGAAGCGGGTGAGCAAGGTGAGCAAGGCGAAGCCGGCCCCAAAGGCGAAGACGGAGCCCAAGGTGAAGATGGCGCCAAAGGCGAAGAAGGCGCCCAAGGCGTCGGCATTGAAGTCGATGTATGGGAAGATCGAGTCTACCGCGAAGGGGACCTGGTCCAGTATCACTTCGGCCAGTATTTCCGTGCTACGAAAGATACAGCGCAAAACCCAGACAACGAAGATTGGGAGCGAGTAGGCAACCTTGGATTCAGGTTCGCTGGCGCTTACTCTCCCGAAGCTAAATTTCTACCCGGTGATCTTTACGTAAAGGACTACGGCTGCTTCCTACAGACTGATGATGAGGCCAGGCTTATTGTCGGCCGCGGGCCAAAGGGACTGAAGGGAGCCAAAGGCCGTGACGGTACTGACGGCAAGGATGGCATTGATGGCGCCCAGGGCGACACCATTGTCGATGTTGAGGTTGAGGGCGATCAGTTAATCGTATCGACCAAGACTGCCAAGGGAGAGACCAAGACCTTTGGTGCTGACCTGGGCCCGGTGATGTTTGCTGCCGCCGAGATCACTAAGTCATATCACGCCTCAGAAGAGGATAAGATTTTCGATCGTGTTGAAGAGACGGTCAAATTTCTAGTCGGCAATTACATGCACCACGCCGAAGACCAGAAGGCAGTTCCGGTCAGGTTCTATCGCGGACTTTACGAAGTAGGAGCCAGCTACTCAGCCGGCGATATGATCACCTTTGGCAATGAGATCTATATTGCTCACAGGGCCAACAAAGGTCATTACCCGAAGGGCTCTGCCTTTGAGTCAGGCATTGATTACTGGTTCCTGATTGGTGGCGCATCGTCCATGGGTAGCGGCAGCGGCTCTGGTGGCGGTGGCGGCGGAACAGATGGCGGCCCCATATTTACAAACAATGTATTACTGACTAATCCGCAGAGAGAGACATCGGACATCCAAGGTCAGTACAACACTCAGCAAGATTTCAACCAGTATGTTGGCAACATCGTTGCAGATCTAGAAGATCTCACTACAGACAAGGTAGCGACCCGGCCGGACATCCTTTTCCGGGATACGAAAGGCCGCTTTAGGGCTACGCCTGAGGAGATTGATCAGCTTACCAATCAGATGGAAGTGAACCGCTTTGTGCTCCAGCAGATAGAGGACATTGAAGCTGGTGAGATACCACCCGGGACGATCGTTGCTGAAGATCCGCCAGAGAATCCCGAGGAAGGGCTGTGCTGGTACGACACCGGCAGGCTTGAGCTTTTCGTGTATGCAAATGATGGCTGGTTTCCTTGCTCCCCGTTGGGCGCCCGGGTGGACGCTGGCGAGGCGCTACAGGCGCAGATACTGGGCCGCGTTGAAGCAGGCGAAGCAAAGCAAGAGATCATCGCCGCTGAGATCGTTCACGCATTAGGCGAGCAGAGTGCGATTGAGGGCCGAGTCAAAGTTGGCGAAGGCGTGCAGCAGGAGATCAAAAGCGATCTAGTCACTCTTGAGAATAAGGTGAAGCAGATTGAGGGTGCGGTCGGTGAACATACGCTCAACTTCACTCAGAGCAATCAGACTCCGAGGCATGGCGAGTTCAACCTTCTCGACGATACCATGCAGATGGTCTACAAGATCGAAGAGGCGGCGCACATTCAGATCAGCAATGTCGACGCTGACGGCTCGCCTGTCGATATTGACCGAGTCGGGGTTGGCGATGTCATCCGTCTAGCGCATGGCGCTATGGGCATGGCCGAGTTGCGAGTTACTAGTGAGTCGCAAGGCTTCTTCAGTGTCACCAAGATCAACGGCGATCTAAACGAAATGTTTGTCGGCCCATACGGGTTCGTCATGTTGTCGCAGTATGACCCGGCTGGCATAGCGACTATCGCCTACGTTGACCAGCAAGATGAAATCCTGCGTCAGGACACGCTGACTCTTAACGCCTACTTCGAGCGCGTCACTCTGAAAAACGAAGGCACCAACCAGCTACCTGATGAAACTGATTGGAAGATCAAGCAAGAGATAAACGGCAGTAGCAAAACCCTGCTGCATGTTCAAAACGGCCAGCTTGGCGCTTACAACCTCAAGACGCCAACCAGCGGTCATCACGCGACTCCGAAGAGTTACGTCGACGATGAAATAGCAAGAAAGTTTGCTGAGTTACAAGATCGGTTGGATGCGCCGCCCGGTCAGCCATTCACCTATCAGTCCGGCAGTAGCGGCATGAGTGAGAAGTGCTTTCAGTATTACAACTCTGACAGCAGGAACAAGATCCGCATCAGCACTAAGTCTCTCAACGTCGATTGGGCGAGCCAAAACATTAGCGGAGACAGGTTCTGGGAGGGCAATGAAGGCCCACTGTTCTACACGATCTGGTATTACCCCGCGCTAGGCGCTGACGAAACCAGACGGAAGTGGAAGCAGAGAGCGCACGGCAGTATCGACAGGATCGATTGGCACGTCGCCGATGTCGTTTGCTACATCAAATCGCACCACACCAAAGAGAGCTTCACAGCAGACGCCATCTATTACATAACCATCTCAGGGATCTTTTGATTATGAGCTTACCAGAGAAGCCTTGGGCAGAAGGCGCTACCTTCACTAATGAAGAGACAGGCGTTGAGTACACCTTTGATGGTCAGAAGTGGCTGGCGTCTGGTGGAGCCGAGGCTGATGACGCAACACTGGCACTGATTAATGAAGTTGATCGCACTAGCCAAATGCGCGATGAAGTCCTCGACGCGAAGATAGACCAAGAGTCCAATTTAAACACTGTCGCCCATATTAAGTTCGAGGATCAGATTCTGCGTTGTTATGCTTGGTCTGAGGGTGACAATGAAAGCCTTGAAAGAAAGCTTACTAAGGTCGATGAAGGATTACAGGCGCAGATTGATGATCTGCCCACTACTGAATACGTAGACACTGGCGACCGGCAACTGCAAGCAGAGATCGACCAGGTGGCGCTCGCGCTCGAGACGTTATTAGTCCAGCGGGAGCACGGTAAGTGGAAGTATGTTGGGTTCTCTGGCGATAACATCCCGCGCAATGCTGGCGAGTTTGCGTTGATCTCTGATGATCTGTCAGCAAACGATAACATCATCACGCTGAACACAACGGACTTGGACGGAACGACTCACGGCTTCGGCGATGTCGACGTCGGTGATTACGTTGAGATCGTCGACCTTGATGAGCCTGCTAATTACGTTCTGTTTGTGGTTGCGAAGAAGCCAGATGGAACGGGCATCGTCAACGTCGAGGTGGCGCTGAAGGACAAGGGTCAGAACATCCTGATCGGTGAGACTTGCGAGATACGCTTCTTCCAAGTCAACGAGCAAGACCTGCAATTAACGGATCTGGACGCGCGCTATCTGAAGAAGACCGGCGGCAATCTGACCGGCGGCATCAACATGGGAACAAACCCCATTATGTCGGTTCAGTATTTGGGGATGACCGGCGCTAAGTGCATCCAAGAGGCCCAGACAACCAGAATCAAGTTCGACGGAAAAGTGACCATTGCCAAGACAGGCACAAACAAGGATGGCTTTGTACTAAAGGGCGCGACAGCCGATGGACCCGACAAAGATTTGCTTAGTGTATATCACAACGACACTGGCCTTGATGCGATCAACTACAAAGGCAAGCAGGACAGCGAGACCAATCTAGCGACGGTCGGTTATGTCGACAACGCGGTCGGGTCTGCATCGCAAAGCGCAAACATTGTGTCCTATTTCCAGATCAAGGGTGCGGGTCTCGATGAGGGTTGCTTCAATATGCTGGATATAGGCGGCAGAGTCTGCTCCAAGTCTAAGGACGCAAGGTTCCTTGAGTACCACATTATTGAGGGCTTTGAAGACTGCGAGTGGATGGGGTATGACCTAACAGGCAAGGGCCAAATACACCTTACGAGCATGGATGGAAAGATCCACCTGTCGAAGTTTATAACGGGCGCGTCGAGGCGCGACGGGGAAACCGGAGGCGACGCTACCACAGGTGCAGTGTGGACGTTTGACCTAGAAGAATACGGCCATACAAACGATCAGACTTTGAGTGGTAATTACTTCCTGCAATTTGATCGATGTCTGAGGGAGCCGTCTTGAAATGGCAAGTGACCCTATACAAATTGGTGGTATCACCTGGCAGAACGATTTTCAGCGCCCTACTGGCGTTGTCGCTGGTGCAGCAAACCCGGCAATGGATCCTATCAATATTGCAAACAGTCAGATACCTGCGGATTCGGCCAAGATGCCTTACACCGCTAAAGGGGTTGACACAGTTCCCAGTACAGACAGTACGCGCGGAAGAATCATCGACGTTCGGGTGTGAATTATGAGTAAGAATATAGTTTCAGATTTACCGCCACCTCCAGAGGATGTCGAAGTCGGTGACTTCTGGACTGACACTGGAGGAACTGGTGGTAATCAGCTGTTTGTATGGCAGGGAGATTTTTACGTATCTGCCTCTGGCTATGCTGAGCAAGTAACAACAACGGCTGATGTGCAGCTGACCAACCCGATTGCGCGCGGAGCTAACACTCAGGAAGACGCAAACAGTTTAATCGATGAACGGCTATCAGCATTAGAGACTGAGATTGTGGCCGGCAACTATCAAGTAGCGAGGAGCTAAATAATGACTACCATGATCCAGAAGATCGGTAACGGAGCACCCGCTGCGGGGCAATTGAAGCGTGGTGAGTTAGGTTTAGATCTAAGCTCAAACGTAATCTACTCAAGCTCTAACGGGACGGACATTCTCGTGATGGGTATTAGCGAGGTTAAGTGGGACGAGATAACTGGCCTGCCCGACTTCATCTTGACTATCGATCCTAGTAATCCTGATTACATTGATATTACTGAACTTGAGGGAAGGGTTGAGGTCAACGAGGAAGCCATTAGTAATAACGCTTCTGCCATTAGCAGTAACGCTTCCGACATCCTGCAGAACCAAAATGATATTAAGGCTTTGCAGATCACTGTAGACGGTGACCCAGACGATGGAGACGATGACGGTCTGTCTGGTCAAGTTGCAGTTAACGTAACAGAGATTGCCAACCTTTGGGCTGCACTGGGGGATGCCGTTACCGGGCTGGTCCTGGGTGGAAAGTACGACGCCGAAAATAATCAGGTGCTCGATGTTACCCCGGACGGAACTTCAGCGGGCCTGGTTGACGGTCAAAACCTACCAATTAGCGAAGATACTAAAGGGGTTTACGTCATTGTCACGGTTGGCGGGACGTTGGAAGGCACTCAGGTGCAATCTCCCGCCACCGGCGACCACCGAGCGGATGGGAACCAGGCATTCCCAGGGGATTGGCTTTTGTCTGATGGTCAGCATGGATGGATCTTGATGGATTTCCACACTGATGCGACAGAGTGGGGAACTATCGGTGGGACGCTTGCTAATCAGACCGACCTTATGACTGAGTTTGCCAACTACATCAAGAAGACTGACACGATTGATGCCGGCAATTACACTGCAGCACGTAAATAGTTAGGAGATTTCTGGTGTCTAACACTATCAAGATTAAGCGAGGGGTCGGTAAGCCTGACAGTCTAGAGGCGGGCGAGCTTGCTATAGACACAGATACCGGCGCACTTTATTCGTTGGTCGGTAGTGTTGTAACTGAGATAAACGAGCCGCCAGAAGGCGTCGACCTGTCTAATTTAATCGACAGCACGAAGAAGAACGACGTAGTCGAGGGTTCGTTTCAGATTGTATGGGATGACTCAGCAGATGCAGACTTCCCGTTCAACGGGCGCATTGGCTACAACAAAAACTCAAACGATCCCAATTCACTAGACGGCTCCTTCTTGTACGTTAACGGTAATCGCGGCACGTTCAGCATAGGCCGTGATGGTGACGTTGAGTTACATGGCCCTTCAGAGATACTGGGCATTGCTGACCGACTGACAAGCGAGCGCCCTTGGATTACCGGGTTCTCTTATGTGCAGGCGGCTGACTTCTTAGACGCTGACGGCAACAGCATTGTCGGTGGCGGTGGTGCAAGCGATTGGGCAAGTATCACAGGTAAACCAACAGAGTTTACACCCGAGGCTCACACCCATGAGATAAGTGAAGTAAATGGACTTAAATCAGAGCTTAATCTCAAGCTCAACATTGACCAGCAAGTTTGGAAGTACTACCCCGACGAATATAGATTCGTTAGCCTCGGCTTTGGTGGATACACCAGAGGTGAGTTCTGGGCGCTAAGTGTGGAACCCTTGTCCAACTTGGCAGGAGAACTCAGCCGGTTAGAAGAAACGGTGATGGTTGACAAATTGGAAGCAACCGACATTTTTGGGCCATATCTGAAAATAACCGCACCCAATATAGAGATTGGTATTGACGGGCAGGATGACCCCGGAAGTCTTGTTGCCAAAGCCCCGGCGTATTTTCGGAATGCTTTCTCTGTTGAACACACGATCTTGGGCGGTCTCAATATTACCGCCGCTGATGCAGACCGACCTGATGAATTGCCTTACGGCGCAGATGAGAAGTCTGTCCAGTACGCCCTGTCCGTAACCCATCAAACCCTTGGTCGAACGGTAGAGATTGACAAAGACGGTACGATCCGCGCTCGCGCCTTTACCGACATGGACGGTAACGCTATCGGTGGTGGCGGTTCACTTCCAGACGCCGATGTTCAAGGTTCAATTTTGGTGTGTCAGAGTGGCGGGTGGGAGGCATCCCAGAACTTCATCGTCGACGATGACTGTGACTTTGAGTTGCGTATGACTCACGGTGAGTTGACATACTCTCGCGCGGAGTATGGCGTCGACCCAGAATACCCTTGGAGTGAACACGAGCCGTTTTTTATGCTTCATGGTGTTAATGATCAGGTCGTTATTGGTGATCTCAAATATAGCCCACATATTGAAATTAGGGCCGGAGTAGATCCAGACGAAGATCGACGTGCGCGGGTGACTGTTGAGGGAACCATAACGGCAGATGATTACCTCGACGCAGACGGCAACAGCATCGTCGGTACTGGCGGTGGTGGCGGTGACGTTGATCTCTCCGAGTATTACACCAAGACCGAGTCAGATGGTAAGTATCAGGTTCAAGGGAACTACGCTGTAGTCGGCGCGTCGTATACCAAGGCCGAGTCCGACACCAAGTGGCAACCGAAAGGAAGCTATCAACCGGCTGGCAACTATGCGGCGTCCAATCACAACCACAGCGGTGTCTACCAGCCAGCAGGAAGTTACGCGGCGTCCAACCACAATCACAGCGGCGTTTATGCTCCTGCAAGCCACAGCCACAGCTACGCCGCTGTGGGCGCTTCCTACACCAAGGCTGAAAGTGATGCCAAGTACGAGTTAAAGGGCGCAGGCGGCGGCGGTGATTTTGTTCCGCTGTCGGGTAACTCAACTATCGCAGGGACGCTCACAGCGACAGACTTTGTTGCTACAAGTGACGTGCGTCTAAAGAGAAACATCATAGACGCTCCTTTGGGCGTCATAGAGCAGTTAAACGGCAGGGAGTGGGAGTGGAACAAGACCGGCGCTAAAGGCTCTGGCGTGATCGCACAGGAGCTTGAGCAGGTGCTACCCCATCTTGTCAATGAAGACTCTGAAGGGATGAAAGCAGTTTCCTACAGCGGTTTGACGGCTTACTTGATTGAGGCTGTTAAGGAGTTATCAGCGAGGGTCAAGGATCTGGAGGGGTCTAAGTAATGGCTATTGGATCAAATCTTGCTCAGGCCGCTCTTGATATAGGCTTGCCGGGATCTCCCCTGACCAGTGTGCATTTTAGGGCTAGGATAGCTGGCTTCCAAACAGGTCCAATTGGGCTTGCCCAGTTAAAAGGCGCAACAACCGCAATGTGTTACAGCCACAACTCCAACTACGGCTTGGCACCCGCTAACCCTTATACGAGTTATTGCAAAGAACAAAACAGCAATCGTAGAGACATAACTTTTCCGACCGGAGATAAAACTGAGCAGGTTTTAGTAACTTGCTCTTGCAATACTGCAAATGTAGACGCTTTTGCTGAGATCAGGTATCCGGGTTACTCCGAAGCAGGCACCTACAATGTCTCAGGTCAGGCAGATCTTACAGGGATATACCAAGCTCCGTCTGCGCCTTGGTCTATGTCCGCTGTTGCCAATAGCAATGGGTGGCTGAGTGGGTCACAGGTCGTACCTTGGAACTTAGAAGGGCAGTCGAAGACAAATATCAATGCTAATTTTTCTGTCCCTGCTGGGTATCCCTATATAACTTTAATTTGCTATCAGTTAGTTCGAATATCTGAAGGTGCCAGATATAACACTGACTACAACAGCGTCTTTACCAACGTCAGATTAAGGAAACTTTAAGAATGTATCTCGCCATAATTCAAGATCCGTTCAGTTTGATAAGGGCTGTTGAGATTGACGCCTCTGCTGAAAAAGACGCCTTATCTAAGTGTGTGAATATCGAAGAGGGAAATAAGTCACTTCAAGTTCACTTTTTGATTAACAAAAAGGACGGAGACATTAAGCGGGTTTATAAGAATGAAAGTGGTTACCAGATCAACGAATCCGCATTTGAGTATTTAGGTGTGGAAACCGACCATACGTATTTTGATACGGAGAAAGCAGAATGAAGGGTCGCAAAAGATGACACAGCTTAGAGAGATTCATTGGCCAGAAGGGCCAGAGCAGGGCGACATACATAGTGAAGGTGGCCGTACTTGGGAATACACGTTACTGCCACCGGGCTCAAGCGTACCCGGAGTATGGCGCGATGTGGGCTGTCAGGATGTTGAGGCTAATGGGCCTGGTTGGGATCTGGAAAGCATTAAGGATTTGCTGGGTATAGAGGTGCCGGATCATGACGATCAGGTGCTTGCAGCAATGAAGATAGTTATGGGATTTCTAGAGCGTTACTGCAACCGACTGTTTGAGTGGCGCGATAACCATCAGGAGCTCCAGGTTCCGGTGAAGGGCAAGGGATGGCAGTTACACCTATGGCCTGTCTCTGGCGACCTGTATATCGATGAGACCAAGAATGAGTATCTGGTCGATAACGAGCGAGGCATAGTCTGGTTCCCCAATTACAATTACACCAATTTTCACATGCTCCAATACTCAGGTGGATATAAGTCCGATGAGTGGCCGGCAGATTTATTGTACGTGCTCTATAACGCTATAAAGGTTCAGTGGGAACTGACCAGTAGCGGAGGTTCCGCTTCCAGCCAAGATATAAGCAGGATTACGATACCTGATGTGGGTACAATCACATATGCTAATAACAGTGGCAGTAGCTCCAGCATAGGATTGGGTGCAGATTTTGGGCCGATCTCTCAGGCAGATCAGATACTTCTGGATTTGTATAGGTTGCATGAATGCTAAGTAACTCTGACAAGCAGTATTTGTTTAAGCAATGGAACGAGGGCGTCAAGGCGCTTGGAGTTCCTGCTAGGCATGTCAGCACCGAAGGCATCGAGACTGAGTGCATCGTTGGGTTTAAGACTACCAAGGATGAAGAAATAATTAACTCCTGGGGCATCGGAGCTAAGATAATAACCATCCGGGCTGCCGAGGTAAGTCCGGTAAAGAAGTTGGATCGTGTCTTTATTATGGATCAGGTTTACACGCTAGATTTCTGCGATCCAGTAATGCTTAACGATTTATTTTGCGGTTGGCGTTGTTACGTCCGGGGTAATTAAATGTCTGCTCTTTATGTTCGACAGACTGTTCGTGAGTGGCTAGTGAAGGCAGAGATAGATGTGCCTTTCTATGACACCATCAATCGGGATCAGACCCCTACTGACGATATATGGGCGACAGCTTCATTTGACGCTACGTTCAGAGAGCGCCTAACCTTTTGTAATAGTTCTTGGCAGGAAGAAGGCGACGTTAATGTCGTTTACACCGGCCTGCCGGGGATTGGAGATGCTGTTGTTTTGGCCGCAGCGGAAAAGGACATGCAGACGCTCATGTCCATTCGCGACCCTAATGACAAATTACGCCTCACTGCGGTTGACCCACCCAGGGAGGCAAGTGCCGGGTCTACAAATCAGGGTTATCAGGTTTCTTATTTAGTTGAATACGAGTATCAGGAGGGAACACCATGACTGCTCAATCCACAGAAGATGTGTCCATTTGGATTACCACTGGTGATCCTTCTAAGGACACCGTAACAAGCGCCAGTAAGGCGTCACCATCCGTAGTTACAGTTCAGGCTGCAACTGAGGCTTATGAGGACGGGGATCTTGTATATATTTACGATACTCAGTCCGATAATCTCAATGCCGCTTGGGCTGCAGGCAATGCACAAGGCACTACGTTTACTGCATTAAGCTCAAGCACGGTCAATGACACTGTAACCGTCAGCGAAGGATTTGTAGATCATTACAAGCAGTCCGATCTGACCAAGCTGTGTCTGTCTGCTATCAACATTAACGGAACGGAGCCGAATACAATTTCGGTGGCTACGTTCTGTTCTCCAACTGCGACAATAAACAGCCAGGTCCAGGAAGCTGGAACGGTATCCATGGAAGGATACGTAGACGTGACAAGCCCTGACTATCCTGCGTTGTACGACGCATGGCAGGTTGGCGATGAGCGTTTACTCAGAGTAGACCTTGGCCCGGACCAGGGTTGGTTGGTTGCTAGAGGCCGTGTGTCTAGCGTCAACTGGCAGGTTCCTATCGACGGTGCCATCGCCTACACATTTACCATGACCTTAACCGAAGCATTTAAGCACTGCTTCTAAACTTGATGTCGCCATGCTCATGTGTGGCGGCATCTTCATACCTTCGACGCCGAGGTGATTTATGTCAGTACAGAAGAAAGTAGTTAACGGAACCGAGTACGAAATTCATACGCTTAAGATGGGGACTATGAGGAAACTCATGCCTGCCCTACAGGGTGAGGCGCCACAACAGGCTGCAGCTCATGAGCAGATGGTTGCGGAAAGTGTCTACAAGGATGGTGTTCAGCTTAAAGAGATCATGGATGATCTTGAGTTTGCTGATTACCTTGAGTTGTCCAGCCTGATTGTGGAGATCAACGGCTTGGGAAACGTCGAATAACGCCTTTTGAGGAGGGTCTATATCATATAGCGACTGAACTGGGCATGCTGGTGGAGGACATAGAAGCCAGAATGTCAGTTCATGAATATATGGGTTGGATAGACTTCCTCGAGAAGCGTTCTAAGAAGGAAGCTGACTCAATGAGCGGCAAAAGCAATCTACTCGCTGGTTCTAAGGGCGACTTGATTAAGGGGTTAACCGGTGGTCGCTAAAGTTAAAGGGCCACTGGATCTCTTTGATCTGGCCGTGCCGCAGACAAAGGTTGTCGATGTTGGCTTGTACGCTCAGAAAGGAGTTCGGGAGACGTTCAGCCTTGCTGATGACGTGATACTTGTGTCCAAGGAAGATGCCCGTGACATGATCCAGTTGGTCACGGTTGAGGCAATCAACGAGCAGCTTAAGCTAGACAACGAGCCCACAAGATTTCTAGTAGATGGCAGTGACGCCAAAAACCTAAGGGATGTCAGGCAAAAGACTGAGACATTCTTTGGCGACGTTGTTGATCAACTTCTGATCACTAACTTTGAGCGCACTCTGCGCAAGATGATATTAAAGAATACTACTCCTCAGACGGGCAAGCTGTCCGATATGAGGAACTGGGATTGGTATTACCTACCGTTTAGTGCGGACAGGAAGCGTGGTAACGCAACGAAGCTAAATGATCCTAGAGAACTAAAAGAGTGGCAGTATGGCGACAGGCTATTGATCCGTCCTAGCCAGAGAATATTTAACTCAAGGGGTAAGGGCTACAACTACGCCTCCATGGTCAACTCTAGGGTTGCTCAGCGTGGTCAGAACTACACCCCTAAGCGCGGTAAGAACAAAGGCGTAACGTCAACCAACAATCACGGTTACGCAAGGCAGACTATCAAGGCGCTTAAACGCCGCACTCAATTTTCGGGGCTTACCATGTACGCCTCATTCACACAGGCATTCGCAGACCCAAACGAAGTCTATTGGGCTGGCCCAGGGAAGGGGCCGTTCACCTTGATCTTTGTGATACTTAACAGGGGTAAGAGAACTGCCGGCCGCGGATATAGGAATAAATTCAGATGAACTTAGCTCCCGTCAATCGGCTGTACAAGATCACTGTCATGCAGGATTCCAAGAATAATGCAGTGGCGCAGTCTCTTAACAATAGAATGGGCGCAGTGGCCGCCTCAACGGGGAAGGTAACGAAGAACGCTCGTGGCGCCGCGCTCGCTACACGTAACTTAGGTTACGTTGCGCAGAACGCCTCTTATCAGATCGCTGACTTCTTCGTTATGATGCAGGGCGGTGTTGGCGTAGGCCGAGCTCTTGCCACGCAGCTTCCGCAGTTACTTGCTGGCTTTGGCGCCTTTGGTGCTGTGCTGGGCGCGGTTGCGGCGATTGGTGCATCTGTGGTTGTAATGCTTCAGCAGCAAGCTAAAGCGACCAAGCAAAATACTGAGTATGTAGAAAAATATGGCGTTGAATGGGAGAAGTTCAATGACGCCCAGGCAGAATATCTAGAAGAGGCTACTTATGTAAATGCGAGGTTGCTGGATGCCGCTGTTTACGCGGAGCGACTTGCCGCCGTAGATTTGCGAAAGGCTCTGCAGCCACCCCCGGTTACAGGATGGGACGCAGTTGTCGGGATTTTGGGTAAGGCTTTAAGCACGGCTAAAGAAGTAATCCTTACCAGGTTTCCAATAGGTAGATTCTTCGATGATGACCAGATTGGTGGCGCAGTCGCTGGCGCCTTAATAGAAATACAGGAGGCCAACGACGCGGCGGCAAGATCATTTCAGTCAACTCTGGCAGACCTTGCTGCGGCCACACGAGGGACTGATGAATTTTTCTCGCTACTGGAGCAGTCTGGCAAAGAACTTGCGGCATTAGCTGAGAACCCGGCGCTTGACCGATTCATTTTCGCATTTACTGATCTTGAGCAGGCCGAAGAGCAGTTAAGGCGTCTCAAGGAAGGGTTAACCGAAGTCCTTGGCGAGAACCCTAGTTCCTGGGGCGATGTCTGGGTTGAAAGAATCGGGCAACTTGAGGCAGGAGTTGAGCAGGCTAGGGCTACATTCAAGAAATTCGATGACCAGGTAAAAGCCCTTACTACTATCAATCCACAGACGGGTTTTCTTGAGGCTCTGACCAAAAGATCGCCTCTTGAGGAATCTATTAATAGGATCAATGCGGCAATGGATGCGCAGATCATCCTATTTGATGAGGGTAAAAGAGCGATTGCCGGGCTGATTGAAATAGACCGTTGGGAAGATCTGCAAGATATTATCGTTGATATTGGCAAGTCATTTGAGGACAACATTATCAATGCGATGAAGACAGGCAAGTTTGCCGTCAAGGACTTCATCAACTTTGCGCTAGAGCAGTTCGCCCGATTGGCCCTTAGTAAAGTATTTGAGCCTTTTTTCTTGCTGCTTGCTAACGCAATACCGGGCCTGGGCGGCCTTGGAGGAACTGGCTCACCCTCTCCCTCAACTGGGGTGAACCCCCTGCAGTTTAGGGCAATAGAGCCCCCGCCATCTGCCGCCCCGATGTACAATTACGGTGAGTCTATTAGCAGGATTCCGGGCGCCTCCAGGAACTTAGACGGTGGCAGTGGAAACGTGACTGTTAACGTCAATAACTACGGCAAGGATGAGGTAGAGGTAAGGCAGGCTAATACTGATAATGGGATTGAGATTGACGTGCTGATTAAAGAGACAGTCAAGCAAGGGTTTGGCGGTGGGGATTTCGATAGCTCTTTGGCCACCACGTTCGGACTTAGGAGGCTTGGTTACTAATGCCATATAACGGAGACATCGGCGATAGGCCGGATGAACTAGATGGTTGCTGGTCAACTTGGACTGAGCAGCAGACAGACAACGTAGTCCGTAACACCATGGACAAGGGAAACGTAAAGACCCGCCGCAGATTTACTGGTATCACCAGAGCAGTCACTTGTTCGGTCAAGCTAACCTCAGACAAGTACATACCGTTCAAGGATTGGTTTAATCGAGATCAGAGGCAGGGGACGATACCGACATACGTCAAGACCCCTTACGGGACTACTGAGCTATTCCTGTGGACAGGGCCGCCAACTATAAATTGGATAGATTCCAATCACTTTGAGGCTAGTGTCACAATGTATCAGGGGTCTAACTGGACGTGAGCGTTACTGTCGAATTTGAGAACGAGCTCTCTGCCAATCATTCCGATGAGGCATTGCTGTTCCTTATGACGATAACGTCTGAGGAACTAAACGAAGAGATTTACTGCGTAAACAACAATGAGGCAGTTGTCTCACGCGGTAGGACTTTTGAGGCGTTCCCGTTTGAGATAAGGCTGCCACCGGAAGATGGTGGCACGCCTAAAGACCTGAAGCTGGTCACTTACAATCTATCTGATGAATTCATGGACTTGGTCAGGCAGGCACAGTCCCCTCCTGAGGTGAAGCTTGAGCTAGTATCGACTAGAGACCTTGATGAGGTTGAGAAGACAATAGACTTTATGTCTGTTGGCGGTGCTACCTACGACGCACTGACCATCACGTTTACGCTTATCGCTAATAACTTTTCCGCCCGCAAGACCTTGCAGGCCACATACAACCAGGCCGAGTTTCCCGGCTTGTTCTTTGCGCTCCAATGAATAGTTATATCGGCATCCCGTACACGAACCGCGGCCGGGACAGGGACGGTGTTGACTGCTGGGGCCTGGTCCAGCTTTGGTATCAGGAGCAACTCAACATAACTGTTGATGATTATCTTTATGCCTACACTGCAGCAAATGACTTTGAGTCTGTATCCGACGCAATAAAGAAGCACAAGAAGGAATGGACATCGGTCGATGAGCCGCAGTTCGGTGATGTGCTGGTATTTAAGATTGCGGGCTACCCGATGCATGTAGGCATCAAAATGCACGGCGATGATTTTTTGCACGCCTTCCAAGGAACTCAATCCTGTCTGGAGCGGTTGTCTGGTATTGCATGGAATAGGCGCCTTCACGAGGTTTACCGATGGGCGAATTAATTGAGCGGAATACAGACAGTAACGTAGTGATCGGAATTGATCCCGGTCATACTATTGCTGAGATATTAGAGAAGGCCAACATCCCTGCCGGGGTGATGCCATTTGTTGTTGTCAGTGTTAACGGCACGAATCTAGCCGACGATCAGTTCCCGTTCTTTGTGCCACGAGACAATGATCATATTGGCATCTGGGTTCGCCCAGCCGGAGGTGACGGCGGGAAGCAAATTCTTCGGTTAGTCGCCACTATTGTTGTTGCAGTTATTGCAATCAATGTTGCACCTTGGGCCGTTGAGAAACTTGGCTTTGCCGCACTTAATGCGGCAGGTACGGCGGCATCAACCGCGACCATTGTTGCTACTGCTGTGATCGCTACGGTAGGTGCGTTGGTGGTCAATGCCCTCATACCTCCTCCCTCAATCAACCTACCTAATAGTGGCTTTGACACCGGCGAGAGTTACTTCATCACCGGGCAGCGGAACGCCGCTCGACCCTATGAGCTTGTGCCTGTTGTGTACGGCACCACCAAGATTGTTGCAAACCTGGCCTCCTCGCCTGAGATATTTTCTGCCGGGGACTCTACCGTGTTTACCGCGCTTCTAGATTTTGGCTTGGGTGATGTATTCATTAATGACATTAGGGCTGGCGACACTCAGATACAGTTCTTTAACGCCACTAAGATTGAGCACACTCACACGCCGAGCTACATAAACCCCAATCGTCCTCAGGACGGATTGTCTCCGGTGCCACTGCAGTTGCTGCAGTATCCACTTAAGTCGCAGGAGCTTAGTGTTGGCCTTAGCACCGACGCTGATCAGGGTACTGCTAATACAGTCCCTACCGCATTCTCCGCAGTAGTTGAGCTAACCTTCCCCCAGGGCATTGCCTTCTACGATAAGAACGGCAACCTGCAGACATTGGGCGTATCGTTCAATGGCGAATACAAAAGTGTCGATTCTGATGAATGGCTCCCTTGGCCAAGCGGAACCGAGGGGTACGCAGGAGATGATGCCCTTTGGTTCGGCACAGGTAATGTAGATCCGGGCGGCCCTAATCCACCAGAAGATACTTCGGTTGATATAACAGTTCCGGTTAGGGTTACTGAGGGTGATCTGTTTGTAATCACTGTCAGCTTTAACCAAGCCGTCTATCAGGTCGATGAAGAAGACTTCCGATTCTTTAGGGCGTCAGACACTGTCGATGTTACTGATCAGTTTGTGCGGGTGTCTGCAGTAGAGATAACACCTAATCAGGTTTGGCAGTATCAGTATAGGTCACCAAATATCACTGGCGACGTTAAGCAGTATTTTGTTGCCACCAACCTACAGAACTTTGTAGACGGCCCTCCGCCTGACGGCATCACATTACCCGACACCGCTTACGTATCTAACAATTTCCAGGTGGTAGACGAAAACGCTGGTGGTGGTGGCCCAGACCCTGAGCCGGATGATGACCTGTATGACCGCACTCCGGGCAATGAGACCTACGTTAGAGTTTCGGGCTCTGCGGCCCTTTACACCTATGAGCCGGGAGATAGCGGCACTTGGTTTCAGAGCGTGTTCTCTGTATTTGTGAAGGGCGTGCAAGTGTCGAGCAGCACTGCCGGATTTATGAGCTACTCAGGCGTGTTCCAAGATAACGTTATCTCTCCTGGATTTCTGGGCACGGTTCAGATAACTGAATACTGGACGCTAAAGAATGGTGACGGCTCTGCCAGCAGAATGGGTGGCGGGTTTAATGGCCGCTTTCTGTTCCCCAACTTACCAAACTTTGATCCGTCACTATTGGGTGCCAGGTTCAGCCTGTACGGCAATGCCGTCAAGCCGGGTAAGGCCAGCATTGTTATTCAGTTCCCGGAGATGGGTGAATATCAGGTCAGAGTCACTCGCGTGGGAGACACTGAGAACAGCGACGATAAGAACCAATACTTTAACGCCTGCTACTGGACTAGGATCGCATCTCGCGGCTACCCCTTTAACAATATATCTGATGGCAGAAGATCCATCCTAAACCTTTCGCGCTTCCACACCATGATGGAGATCAGGCTGGAGGCCAGTGAGACGATACAGGGCAACCTCAATCAGATTACTGCCACTGCAACATCTAGGCTGAGAGGACATAACGGCACTAGCTGGACTGATGCTACCGGCAGCCGTAACCCGGCATGGATCGTGGCAGATTTGCTCACGGGCTATCACGCGCAACAGGTGCGTTACCCATATGACGGTCAGGATTGTCCGGGCTATGTGACAGCTGATCAGATTGACATAGCATCCTTCAGAAGGTTTGCTGCAGTCTGTAGCCAAAAGGTCTCTTACGAATACAAGGGCCAGACAGTAGAGCGGTTTAGGTACACGGCAGACTTTGTCTGCTCAAACAAAGCTCCGCTTATGGAGACCATACAGAACATTCTAGGCATGGCCAGAGCCGCGCTGATTATTGGTCAGAACGGCAAGATCCAGATCATGATGGATGAAGATCGAGCGGACGAGGTTCGACAGGTTTTCACGCCGGCTAACTCATGGGGCTTCAGCGGGGAGCGTCTATTCCCCAGGATTCCTCATGCGTTAAAAGTAGAGTTCGTATCTCCTGAGCTTGGCTACCAGAAGGGTGAGGTCATTGTGTTCCGCCCCGGGTACAGTGAGGCTAACGCTACATTACTGGAGCCGCTCAAAACGTTTGCCTGTACTAACTGGCACATGGCCGCGCAGTTCGGCATGTACTCATTTGGCCAGATGGTATTACGGCAGGAGAAGTTTACGCTCAAGGTTGCAGCAGAGTCTCTAGTGGTACAGAGGGGTGATGTAGTTGAAGTCGCAACTGACGTAGCGGCCCTGGGCGGTGGCTCTCACCTTATTGTAAGTCATCCATCTCCCGACACTTTCATACTGAGCGAAGAGCCCAACGATTATGAGAATGCTCACTACACCATTAAGACTAATGAGGGTGTATTCCAAGGTGACGTAATCGGACAGGTTGGCAGGACTGTGCAGCTGGATAGGGATTTCCAGCCAGTGAATGCTGATGATACCAATGTCATCGTAATCGGCCAGCAGGGATTGGTGACCAAGAAGTACATCATCGCTACTATAAGGCCGCTCGCGGACTTCAGTGCTGAGCTAACCTTGGTGCCTTACGATGCGGCACTGTATGACACTGACAACGGCTCATTCCCTGAGTGGTCTCCCGGCGGTGATGGTGACCCTCAGAACCCAGAGAATGGCGGTAACGCTAGAGCAGACAACCTGCAGGGGTTCTCGTACTTAGAGTATGACAACCGTCAGCCCATATCCGTATCGTCCCTCACATGGGATCTAGAGACCGCTGACGCGCAGATTGCGTCATGGGAGATCCAGTGGACGCAGTCCGGGCAGGACACCCGTATAGACATTGATCTGATCACCGCCGACAAGCGCGCTTACGAGCATAGGTATCAGTCCAACAGTAATGAGTTTGGCCCAGGAATTTACACGGTCACTCCGATAATGCAGTTGGGCTATCGAGCGCAGGCGCGCAGTGTATTTGTGGGACAGTCCATAGACCGACTGCCACCAGGCCCACCACGAAAGTTCCGAGTGGTAGCTGAGCCGGGCTGGACAAAGTTTTTCTGGGAGCGTCCTGACGCGCCAGACATTGGCGGCTATCAGATCTATGGTCTAAGGAGAATAGACAACGGCTTCAATGAGATCACAGAGGATGACATCAATCATCCGAGCACCTTCTTGGTCTCGCTTGTGGATTGGGATGAGTTCTATCATTACGAGCCGCTGACCTTTGCGCAGAACGGTATGTGCTTCTGGATAAGCTGCACTGATACTAGCGGTAACACCAGTGAGTTGGCTTATTTCGATGGGCTACAGTTTGGCGTACCCAAGCCCGGAATGGTTGAGCCGTTCGACATCATCACCGATGCTCCCGCTAGGCTTTACTGGCTCGACTTGGTTGACCCCAACAACTTGATTCAGGGATATGAACTGCGGTTCAGCCCAAATGAGAATCAGGAGTTCCCATCATCTGGCGACACTCAGACTATGGACTTTGTCCCGCCGGCTTATGCAGCCGATAGGAGTCATGAGTATTTGCTGGGGCCCGGCGGATGGCCGGAAGAGGGAGCATGGTGGATCAGGGCTAGAGACCGCTTCGGTTTCTACGGCCCGTGGAACAGAACCTCAACGTCTGAGCTTGATTACCAGATAGTCATCACTAATGACTATCAGGAGATGTTCTACGTTGACCGAATGCCGTTCACCAAGTCCTACACCAGTTGGGTAACGCAGGGCGAATTTGCTGATCAGGTTAACAAGGTTCGTGCTTGGCTGTATCCGCGTCAGGCGGAAGGTCGCAACATCTACGATCACGAGTGGCTCTCTAATGACATGGATCTGAATCAGTTCCTGCCGGCAGAAGAGTTTGAGGGTATGAACCCTAACGGCCCGGATGGCCGTTCTGGGCCTTGGTTGCTGTGGACTACAACCGACCCGGCCGTTATCGCTAATGGCACGGGATGGTTTGAGATTGCGCAACTGCCGCGTGGCGACATATACCATCAAGGGCAGATTGTCGTTGAGGGTCTGATCGATGACATGTCGGTAGGCACAGAGAAGGGCATACAGGAGTGGCAGATTGAGTACGACAACATCGGGCCCGCTGCGCCAGTTCCGTTATTGGTGAGAGAGATCGATGAGGACTCCATAGAGCTAACGTGGACGCTACCTGCAGACCCAGATCCTGATGAGGTTGAGATCCGTTACGCTCGACGCATTGACATGCCGTGGGATGAAGCTGAGCCGATGGATCGTATTGCTTGGGAGGACCAGGCTTACGTCGACGGCAATATGACTTACATCGCTGAGAACCGTCCGGGCAAGTACATGGTTCGCTATACAGACACTAGCGACAATCCAGGCCAGATAGCTGAAGTCACGTTTGATGCTGGCGGTATCGATACAGACGGCTGGACATTGATCCAGAGCATACAAGGCCACAACGATTGGATTGGCGTGCTGGATGGTCTTGAGCGTAGGGACGGGGTGAACACGATTTTCATGTCCCCAGGATTGAGTGAAGCCTTCTTCTATTACGATGAAGACACCAACATTCCGACATTGGGCGAAACTCGCATCATCAGTGAGACGCTTGTGCCTTACGGCTCAATAGAAGACCCATGGGAGTTTATCTCCGATTGGCCTACCTTGGGCGAGGTGGAGACAATGGCGCAGACAGGCGGCGGCTCATCGAACCTAGAGATATATCACGAAGTGCAACTCCCTGGGTCTACGTTCTGGCAACAGTTTGAGGACTCAGCCTTCCCAATTTCCGGTCAGGTTAAATACCGAATCCGGCTAGTTAACTTAACTCCAGAGGAAGAGATCGGTATTGAGAAGTCTCGCATTCTGGTTTATGCCAAAGAGGAACAGAACCCATGAGCAATAGAGACCAGCGGCCAGAGGGTAGTCCTTGGCCCATAAGCCCTTACGACACAAGCGGTATTGACCTTGCAGCTTTCCTGAACTCGTTTGTTGAGTCTATCGACACTAACAACCTTGGCGATTCCAGACCTCCCTATACGGAAGGTGGCGGCCTGTGGAGTAAGCAGGAAGCCGATGGGTCGGTTGGCGTTTATGTTTACACCGGCAGCGTTGACGTAAAGATCGGTAACAGTAATGGCGCCGGGCTGGACATCATCAACGAGATCGAACTGCTTGAGTGGATTGAGGTCAATATCGAGAACGGTGTTCTAACCTTTAACGGTAGGAACCCGGATGAGAACGGCAACATCCAACCTGCAGAGAACGATTACACCATGGAGCTACTGGGCGATGTTGGCCTAAGCAGCCTGACCAAAGACGATTACCTGCAATGGAACGGCGCAAGCTGGGAGAACAATCCGCCTAAGCTGATAGAGACTGAGCTTAACTTTATGGGCGGTTACGACGTGACCACCCAGCCGCCAGCCGGTCCTGGTCATGGCGACATGTACATCAACAACAATTCTGGAACTGCCGCTAGTAACTGGATCGGCATTGCTGGTCAGTACGTCAACGTCGGTAACGCGATGGGCTACTCCAAGAATCACAACGCTAACGGTGATCAGGTTCCTGAAGGAACTGGTGGGGCCTGGTTCCTACTGGGCGAGGTTTTCACTGGCGGCATCACTAGTATCGGCGCCGGTTCGGGTATCTCTGTCAATAACGCAACGCCTGCTGCACCGGTGGTATCAGTCAATAAGACAACGCTCGACGCTTGGTATCAGGAGAAAGGCAACTACGAAAACGCATTCGCAAAGAACACTGCCTTTAACAAGAACTTTGGCACCAGTGCCGGGACGGTAGCAGAGGGCAACCACGGTCACAGTAACTACGCGCTGTCCAATCACGGCCATGGTAATGAGTACGCGCCTCTTAACCACACGCACCCGTATGAGCCTGCGTTCACCAAGAACAGTGCCTTTAACAAGATCTTCGGTGAGGGCTATGACAACGTGGCCCGGGGGTCTCACGCTCACACTGGATACGCTCCATCCTCGCACAACCATAGTGCGGCGAATATCACTGCCGGCACTTTTGCGTCATCGTCGGTTTACACCTTTAGGTCTGGTCTCGATCTAGGCGACCGATTGAATGTGACGTACATCGATGCGTCGAGTGTCATCAGAAGCAAGCAGGACGTGATCGCTTACTACACTTCAGATGAACGGCTGAAGGATCGCATCCAACCGATTGAGTCTGCACTGCAGAAGGTATTGTCGCTGCGCGGGGTTGAGTACGATTGGAACGATAAGCAGGATATTTATGAGGTCGGCTCACATGACTACTCAGTTATCGCCCAGGATGTTGAGACGATATTTCCTGAGCTAGTCCGGGAGCAGGCCAACGGGTTCAAGGGCGTCAAGATAGAGAAGCTGATAGCGCCGATGATTGAGGCCATGAGAGAAATGTCCGAGGAGCTTCGCAAGCTAAAGACACAAGTCCTTGAGCTGCAGGAAGATCTCGACGAGGTCAATGAAGAGTTGAAAGGAGAAGACTAATGGCTTTAGCCCCGAACGGAATGCTGAAGATGACCCAGATCTGGGCCGAGTTCGCCGCAGGAACTATCAGTAACTTTAACCTTCGCCGAGATGGATCGACCAATGCCGATTGGTGTCCGAAGAATACAAGCTTGGGGCGCGGCCACAACAACTGTGCGATCAGTCATTACTGGGGCGCATCGTCTACGAGTTGCATCGTCGGATCGGGCGGCAACAGCGTCGTCACCGAAGGTGTATGGAAGATCCACAAGATCACAAACAGCAACGCTTCGACTCGTTTCACCGTTACGTCTATCGCTTCTGGCGGCATGGATAACAATCTTTATCGTATGATAACGGCTGGCGGCGGCGGCGGTGGAGGAGGAGGCAACGCTCACCAGCAAAATGGCGGAGCTTCGCGTTGTGGCGGAGGAGGCGGCGGAGGCCAGACGGCTCTGGCTACCTATGCCGCAGTCGCTGGCGCTGGCAATGGCGCTGTTCCCGGAAAGCCCGGAGCAGGAGGCACTTATAACAATCGAGGCGCAACCGGAGGAAGCACGATTGTCGATGCTTCTGCAACGTTTTACGGCGGGGGCGGGGGCGGAACTTACTCAAATGGCAATACCGAAACCGGCCTTGGCGGCGGAAACGGCGGAGGTGGCGCGGGCAAGTACGGCGCGAGCAATTCGTTCGCGGGCGGAACAGGCCGTCAGAAAAACGGCGGAGCTGGCAACTCAGGTGGCGGCGGAGGAGGAGGCGGGTCCGAGCAAGCTGGTCAGGCTGGCGTTCCGGGCGCGAATGACACCTACCGATACGGCGGCAAGGGCGGCAACGGTCTCAACTATACGGTTCAGCAGACCCGGTACGGCGCTGGTGGAACAGGAGCCGGGATCGGGCATTACAAGGATGGCGGCGTTAAGGGCGGAGGCCGTGGCGGCAAGTCGGTTTCTCCTACGCCATCGACAGGCTATGCCACAGCAGGATCGGAGAAGGGCGCTGGAGGAGGTGGCGGCGGGTCGTACAGCAACGGCGTCTATGCCGAATCGGGCAAGCAGGGTGACTACGGCGCGATGTATATCGCATACAGAACTTGTTAAGGAAGGACGGATATGAAGATCAAATATGAGATTGAAGAATATGAGCCTGAGAGAGAGTATATCCTGCTGAAGTTTACTTCGCCGGATAACCCAGATTGGCAGTATTACAAGTCGCTCAACCCGCCCGACTTCAGCAAAGAGAAGCTAGAAGAACTGATTAAGGCGGTCGGGTCCGTAGTCACCGGCTTCTGGAATAGGGCGCAGGCTCATAAGAGTGAATGCCCGATTCCCATGACCGGCGAGATGGACGTTGAGCCAGAGGTCTATATGGCGCAAGAGATACACACGCGCTCACTGCCCCAGCCTGAGTTTGACGTTTGGACAGAGTATCTGGTCGCTCAGGACATCACCTCACCACACCAGGAGACGGTCGGCTGGGACATTGTTAAGTACACCGAAGAGGAAGCGGAGGCCCAGTACGCGCACATGGAAATGGCGTTTCGCTTTGAGCGGAACGATGTCCTCGCGCGCAGTGATTTTGTTCACGCACCAGACGCATGCGTTAAGAACCTGCAGGAGTGGCTAGATTTCCGGCAGGCTTTGCGCGACTTACCCACAACAGAAGGATGGCCAAAGAACATCACCTGGCCCGAAATGCCAGAAGTAGTGAGATAAACAATTACCAGTAGGAGACGCCCCATGAAGTATTTGTTAATAGCAGTAATTTTCTTGACCGGCTGTGCGACCAAGACCGGCAACATTCGGACACAACAGCACTCAGCTGATCAGATCAAGATGGTCGCAGTTCAGCGAGAGGCTAGGCTGCAGGAAAAGAAAGCCAAAGCATCCTCCAACGAGAAGCTGTTCGATAGCCTTGCTCGCGTGTGCGAGGCCAACCCAGATCATTGCCCTGCGGTGACAGTGGCCTTGGCCGTCATAGGCGTTGAGGGCACAGAGGAGGACTTCGACGATGCACCCGTTCTGCAGTTGCAGCAACAGCGAGACACGGGTCTCGAGTACGCCAAGGTCTTGGCCGCTCCAGTGGCCGGGCTGATAACCGGAGTAGCCATCGCCCAGATGCAGAGTGACGTTGCCAAGAACCAGAGCAATAACAACCGCAAGATCCTGTTAGGCGATCAGGCGGCAGACGCAGCGATCGTTCAGTCTGTGGCAGACTTGGGCACTGCGGCCGCAAATCAGGTTGGCATATCGGCCGGTGGGGATTTGTATCAGCTAAGCGATAACGCCTATGTTGATCAGTCCAGTGTTAGCAGTGCCGACACCAGTTCCACTTCCAGCCAGGATAGCAACACAACTACAACGACCTCATATGCAGCCACCGATAACGGATTCGTTAACACCGGCATCAATGACCACACTGATTACATTATCGACTACGAAGGCAGCAACATGTCTATGGCCGAGCTCATCGCCTCACTTAATGCGGCCGGTGCGGCTTACTCAATCGACCTAGATGGTGTAGCGGTAGCTGGATCAGACGGGGACGGGACAACTGAGACGGTTTATGTGAATTGTCAGTCAGTTGCCTTCTCACCGAAACCGCCAGTTTGTAGTTGAGTTTATGGTCCTGGGGGGGCGTTCATTGCGGTCGCCCCGGTAACCCGTAATGCCCCCAGGGCCACCATTAATCTGACTTTATCTTGTGGTTGAATTGGATCTTACGATTCCGATTATGGCCGAATGACAGATTGGACTTGAACATCTCTCTGTACTCCTCACCACTCCGGGGAGTCTCTGCAAAGTTGGTGTGAGACAGCTTTTCGATCGACCCTCCGCGGGCCAGGTAGTCCTCAATGTGCGAGTGCAGCTCTTTTCTGGCGGACTCTTTGTCAGGGAACGGCATCTCAGCCGCGGGTAACCAGTATCGTCCGCAGTTGCTAAGCTTCATCGCCACTTACATGTAATCCTCTAGCTTAAGTATGGTCTTATCAGAAACGTCTCTAAGGCGCTCTACGGCAGATATAACTGGGTAGGCGTCGATACCCAGTGACTCGCAGATTTCCGTCACAGAGACCACTGAGAGCTCAGACATGGCGCCCAGCTGCGCTATCGCCTGCCTAACCTCCATCCTGCGGTGCTCGATGTCGCTCTTACTGATGGCAAAGTCAGCTACCCGGCCGTCTCCGTTATCCGGCCCTGTCCATTGTATGATCATATACTGTGCCCCGTTGTTTAGAGTTTTATGATAGCATCTATACAAAATGTACGGAATATATTTATGCAGTTAATGGATGGGCACCCGATGCCTGAGACCAGAACGCGACACGATTACTCCAATTTACTGGGTTGGCAGATTGGCCAATGCATTGTTGTGGACGGCAAAACGAGCCTAAGGATTAAGGCGTACTTTGAGCGGACAATGAAGTGGCGCTTCACTCAGCGCAAAGAGCCAGGCGACACCGTGCGGCTCTGGAGGCGGCAATAAAAAGCCCGCCGAGGGGTAACTCAAGCGGGCCTTACCGGGTTCAAACGTTTGCAAAGTTCCCGGCATGTATTTTGTATCACAGTTTCCTCTCTCTTCCTATAGCTTTGTCGTAGTGTCTGCATGTAGGACAGTAGAATCCTACTAGACTTAGATCCTGTGCCTTGCGCACCGCTTCTGCAGTTGCGCCACATTTCTCGCAGGGTTTAGAATCCTTTATGTTTGAGTCAGACATACAAAAGAAGATCTCCGATTACTTATCGACGTTAGATGAGTGTTGGGTGGTCAAGGTGATGGCAGCAAACAAGCGCGGCACGCCTGACATCCTCGCTGTGATCAGCGGTAAGTTTGTGGCGATAGAAGTTAAAGCCCCAGGGGGCAAGGCAAGCAAACTGCAGATAGCGCAACTCAAGCGCATCGAAGCGGCCGGCGGTGTGGCCATACTGGCTGAGTCTCTGGAAGAGGTCATAGCGTACCTCGCCATTTCCGATATTGAGATAAGTTAAAGTCCTTCTTGCTGGTCACCGCGTTATAGACCGGCCGGCTGATACCGCCGTTGGTGATAACAAAGTGGACGGTCACCTCACCCTTACGCATCATGTTGATCCCACGCTCCCGCCGCTGCGCGTGCTTGGCGCCAGAGAAATCAGTCCCAGCCACCACAAAGTCTGTGTACTGCGATAGATCTACACCCTCTGCGTGCGCGTTGGAGGACAGCAACCGGGCGTTCTTGAACTTGCGCTCAAACACCTGGCGGGTGCTAATGTAGTGACACATCAGAGCCATCTTATCGTGGTCGCCAAAGGTCTTTAGGATGTAATCGGCTACCTCATCCGTACCAGACTCCCAATATTCATCGCCGATTTTCAGCCCACCGTACTCCAGCTGATGAATGGCGGATCGCTCAGCCATCAACGACTCAAACAGGTACTCCCGGCCGGCGATTTCTAGCACGCCTTCCTTCACGTCTTTGATCATCTGCTTGGTCTCCGGGCTGAGCTTAACGGCGTGCAGCTGATCGACCGCGGAGACCTTAATGCCGGCGTCCTGCTGGGTCATGGTCACCACAAACTCGCCTATGGCCTCTTCCAGTTCGGGCCTGGCCCGGTTGTACTGCTCAATGGTGCGGCCATTAATGCTGATCGTATTAGGGATGCCGTATTCCTTGAAGAACTTGTAGAAGCTCTGGAACTGGAACGGCCCGTGCCGGCTGATGGCCTGTTGGTAGAAGATCGAGAGCGGCGTCTCAATGATCATCGTCCCGGACATGATCAGTAGCGGCTTGTTATACGCCACACGGGCGATACTCTGCACCCGCTTGGTGGGCTTACCCCTATTACCTAAGCGGTGGCTCTCATCCAGTATCACAAAGTCATAGTCATCAGGGTCTAGCTTGTGCGCCTGCTCGTAGTTGGTCACGGTGATATGGGTCTTGGTGCCGGTGCGCTCAATCTCAGAGTGCCAGCCCGGTATTGCTGCCTTCGGGGTGAACACGAGGACAGAGTCATAATGTAGGAGCTCACAGGCCCGTATGGCCGTGGCTGTCTTTCCTGATCGGGGGGCGCCTGCGAGCGCGGCGAACTTGTCTCGCTCCAGCCTATCGGCTATATCGTCACTGGCTTGAATCTGGTGGCTGGCGTATACCATACAACTCCCCAAATTTTAGGTTACGTTTTGGAGGGGTGGGGCGCTCCAGAGGAGTCGCCCCGGTAGGATCCTAGAAGGGGATTGTGTCCCCGTCATCGCCATCATCACTGTCGATCGACTCAAACTCATCGATGCTGAAGTCATCACCACCACCGAAGCGGTCGCCATCCTTACTGAACTGCACAGCGTTCAGCTGGGCCTGGACAAACTTCCCGTAGGTGTTCTGGAACGCATAGATAGATACCGATGCGTTGACATAACAGCCGGCATAGATCACGTCATCATCAGCCGTGACAGCTGACTTATCCTTATTGATGACGATCGGCCGTTTCTTGGTAGTCGCCTTGAGGGCGAAGCAATTTTCATAGCCATCGTAATCCTTTGAGGCGCCGTCCTGCAGGCAGAGTTTCGCCTTAGACCACTCTTTACCCAGCACGTCAGTGCCGATCTCTTTGATCTTGGCCTGAATTTCCGCCAACTGCGGAGACTCTTTGTCGATCAAGAAGGTACACTCATACTTACCCAAGCTGTCACCCCTGTATTCGGCGTGCTCAAACAGTGATGGGAAACTCAGGCGGACGTTCTTTAACATTAACTTAGACATTGTTAGTTCCTTTTCAGTTTAGACGATCGAAGTCATCGATCGCGTTAGTTAAGGCCGGCCTAGTATCATCAAGACCAGCCAATGTTGGCGAACCTACCTTTACGGTCATTGCGTCCACCAATTCTTTCCCCAGGAGCTTGTCGGCTGCGGTCACGCCAATGACCTTTTTCTCATACGCCTCATCTCCTAGATAACTCACAAGGGCTTCCTTACCCTCTTTAGTAAATTTCCGCATGGCTCTACCCTCCACAACCTTTACGCCCTCGAGCGGCTGGTTGCGATTGTGTCGATCCAGCGCATGCGTCCATACGGACTTCATCCACTTTTCTACCCGCGCTTTGTTCAGCACCACCGTGGCGATCTGCTCATCGGTCAGCTTTTCTGGGTCTGTCAGGTCGGTAAAGTCACCGCCGACAATCGCCAGTTGATCCTTATACAGAGCCGGGCACTCAGGCGCCGCCTTGCAGTACCTGCAGGCATCCTCCGATGGATTTCTTGGGGCATTGGGCGCTAGGGCAATATCGGCGCTGGCCACAAGGCGCTCACTAAACTTGGTGAGCTCTTCCTCAGATACGTGGAAGTGGTTCACGTTGCCCGGTTGCCATATATGCACATAGATTTCTTTGGCCCAGCCATCGAACTCATCAGTGGCGCCAAGGGCATAGGCCATCAACTGCGGATTGTCTGAGGCGTATACACCAAATTGCCCGGTCTTCAGGTCGATGACGTGGATGGCCTCATCACTTACGATCAGCGCATCAATCGATCCGCGCATGTCAGTGACGTACTGCTCAAGGGAAACATTGTGCTCAACGTAGAGATGGGCGCCAGGCCCAGCGTACTCTTTAACGTAGGCACAATAGTTCTGAACCATTTCCCAATCAGAAGCCTCTAAGGTCGAGGCGTCAGTGAACCCAATGCGCAGAACTTCTTCAGCAATGCCATGCAGCATTGTCCCGTGTTCGGCGGCTGGGCTACTGGTGTCAGGATAACCAACG